ACTTCACAAGAAAGATTGGATTTTATTGACGAATATATTTTGTTCTAAGAAAATTGAATTAAATAATAAAATATATAAAATAATCAACCTATAATTTATATCGATGGAACCCAAAATTTCTAATATCTCAGAAGAATCAGGCATATACTCATTTACTTTATCGGGTGTAAATGTTAGTTTAGCGAATTCTATTCGTAGAACAGTATTGTCTGATATTCCTATTAATGTTATTATTACTGAAACATTCGCTGAAAACCAATGTAATATTTTAGTGAATACATCTCGTCTTCATAATGAAATTTTGAAGCATCGTTTAAGTTGTATTCCGATTCATATTACAGATTTGGATTTATTACCTGGTAAATATGTATTGGAAGTGGATGTTACAAATGATAAAGACCATATTATTTATGTAACGACTGAACATTTCAAAATACGGAATAAGACCAATGATAATTATTTAGTTGAAAATGAAATTCGTAAAATATTTCCTCCGAATGCTAGAACAAATTCGTTCATTGAGTTTGCTAGATTACGACCTAAAATTGGCGATAGTATTCCAGGCGAACAATTGAAATTATCGGCGGAATTCTCTATTGCTAGTGCGAAACAAAATAGTATGTTTAATGTAGTTTCCAAATGCTCATATGGTAATACAGTGGACGGTGTAGCCGCAAATAAAGCATGGGAAGACCATGAACAACAAATGAAGGCGAATGGTGCTACACAGGAAGAAATCCAATTTCATAAAAAGAATTTCTATTTATTAGACGCACAGCGTAGTTATGTTGCGGATAGTTTTGATTTTGTAATTCAAAGTATTGGTATCTATGAAAACATTGAAATTATTAAAAAAGCGTGTATTATTTTACAAAATAAAATGGTTGATTTAATCAAATCGATTGATAGTGATATTGTGCCTATCAATGTTAGTGAAACTACCGTTGCGAATTCTTACGATATTATTTTAGAAAATGAAGACTATACGGTTGGTAAAGTGTTAGAATACTTGTTGTATGAACAATATTACATGAAAGAAAAGACATTATCTTTCTGTGGATTTAAAAAATATCATCCACACAACAGCGATAGTGTAATTCGTATAGCCTATAATAAAAATGCGGACAAAGATACTGTTCGAACTCATTTAAAATCTGCTTGTGCGGATGCTTCTGAAATTTATAAGAAAATATACAAATTATTTTAGGCATTGTAGTTATAGTATCAAATTCGGGCATTTAAGAAAATCCATATCGTCATTTTTCGGAAACATTTTTCTTATCTTTTTTAAAAATTCATTCATTTCCTCATAATTTCCAGTTCTATCCTCATAATATTTACCGTTTTTACCACACATCTCTTCCTTATTTCTAACAACGATACATCTTTCATAATCTATTTCATTTATACATCTAGAAAATAGATTTTTTTTATTTGTGTTTATGATTGGATACAGTACACATTTTCCATTTTCGGGGTTTGATAACGGGTGGTTCAAACGGAAATGTTTACAATTTACACATTGTTTTATTGGTTTGATATCTATTGAATATACAGAACAACATAATAAAATATATAAAAATAACATTTTTATATAGTAATCTTCCATGTATTTATATTATTTCCAATAACAAATTTCATAATTTACTATATCAAACATATATAAATATAATTCTCTGTATATTTATATAAAATGAATTACGGAACATACAAATTAAAACAATATATACAAATAAAAGAAGATGACCCGGAAGAAATACCTGACGCACATAAATCATTCAGTTATTACAAAATGTTTCTAGCATCTTTTTTTTCTGCGGGTGTATTTACACTCATTTATTTAACTGTTATAAATAACACATATACTACATCAACCCAATCAACCGATTTATATTCAAATTCCAATGTTCAAAATATTATTCCAAAAACATTTTCTCCGGAAGAAACAACTATACCTAGTTATATATCTACTCAATCTCCTACACCAAACCCCACAGGTAAAGGATTTACAACATCTATACATTTCACAACGAATCGTGATGGTTATTCAACATTATCTTATTTCGATAAAAATCCTAGTGAAATTTATAAATACAAGTTTTTAGAAAATTATAAAGGTATTGTTGAACCACACGCAACAATGTGGTTGAATGTTAGTGACACTACCAATTCAGGCGATTATTATTATAAATACACCATATGTGATACTGTAACGAATGAATGCATAAGTGGTAAAAATACGGAAGATAGTTTTTCATTCGGATGTAAACCATTAACTTCTACATATAAAGTTCAAGTATATCAATATCATTCCAGAAGTAATTTATATAGTAGTTATTACAATGATGGTTATTTTATGTGTATGTATGTTCGTCGTGAAATACGCGCTTTGACCGATGAAGATTTAGATAAAACAATGGAAGCAATGTGGGGTCTTTGGAAATATGATGAAGACGAAGGTCAGGAATTATATGGTTCGGGATTTCATAGCTATAAATATCTGTTGAATTTTCATTATTTCAATGCGGCGTGGATACATTCAGACCATATACACGAAGGTAATGGTTTCGCAGCACAACATATAAAAATGACGAATATTTTTGAAGTATCTATGCAAGCAGTTGACCCATCCGTTAGTTTACCATATTGGGATTTTACCATTGAAACAGCCAGCAACATTGCGGTATGGGATTCGCCTATCTTTACAAAAGATACATTTGGTTCTTTACCTTTACCGAATAATTATACATGGGGGTGGTTATATTCACAAAATTCGGTAGATGATGGACGCATTCCTGACGGTAGATGGGAAAATTTGGAAGTAGATATGAATACGGATTTTGATGATTTATATTATGCGTATGGATACATGCGCTCTCCTTGGAATGTGAATCCTTCCAAATATATATCACGTTATACATCCATTGATAAAACCTTACCTACATGTAATTCACATTATACATTATTGGAATATGACCAAATTACCGATTTTTTACACGAAATTCCATATGCGGCTCACGCGGCGGCACACGGTGTAATCGGCGGAGTATTTGGTTGTGATGCGATGGATTATTTGCGAGAGGCCGGATATATAAATGATGTAGAAGGTCAATTGGATTTGTGTAAGAACTGGATATTTTATTTGAAAGAATTTTATCGTTCGAGTATTCTTTTACCATCGGATGAATGTACTTCGGTAGATGAGGATGGAAATTATTCTGTTGATTTTGAAGATACCAAATGTACGTATGTCTGTAATAGTGATTACGACAATGTATTGTTAATGATGCTTCAACATAGTATATTGAATAGTGATTATGAAAGTGTTCCTGAATATGGAGTAATGCCGGATGAAGGTTGGGACGCTTGGAAAGATTTTATATGCGGAGGTGATGGAAGCAAAGTATTTGGCGGAGACCATCTAGAATCCGCTTCTCCCGCTGACCCATCGTTTTGGCCTATACATCCAACATTGGAACGTATTTTACAAGTGAAATATATGTCTGGTGGATTTATGTCTGATGATTGGCCAATCGACCCCGATAATGAATATGTGTGTAATAAAGTGACATGTTATGATGAAGATACTGGCGAATTTGGTCATTGGGATATGTGTTGTTATGGACATTATCAAGATGATAAATTATTAGATGCGACGAATAACGATAAATATAGTTATGTTGGACCAACCAATCGAGAAATATTTGATGGAACCAATCCTTTATCCGAAGATTATAATATGATTTATATTTACGATAGTTTTACATGGGAACATTGTTTGATTGAAGATTATGATTTTAATGAATTGATTACCAATTTATATAATAATTATGTCTATAATACATCAACACCAGATAGCGAGAAAGGATGGTAAATATTATGTATATATTCATTTAGGAAATAAAATATAGTCATTGTGTATAGATGAATATTGCTAGTAGAGTAGCTACCGGATGGGGTATGAATTATCAGGTTGCTGCTGTAGGACCACATATTGGTAAAGATGTGAAAGTATTATTACCTAAACCACGTAATAAACCACACCCGGTTATTGAAGGACACCTAGTCGAGGTAGATAACGATAAAATTAAACTTTACAATGAGAATCGCGACATACATACCCGATATCAGGATATTTCGTGGTACCAGATTTATGCGATTCAACTAAATGATGGACAACAAATTTATTTAAATAAAGAGGCTACGAATCTTCCCCTAGACATGTGGGGAGGAAAGAAACAAAGAAAATCGAAGAAACAAAGAAAATCGAAGAAACAAAGAAAGAGTAGAAAACACAATAAATAAACAAAATTGATTTATAGAAAAGAATACATTCATATAGTTATTTTTGAATTATATGAATATGAACCGTGTGCGAAATATTTGCGCTGCTTTATTTTGCGGTTGTTTATGTAAAATAAACGCCGTATCTAATATATTTTCATATATATATAACGATATGGAGTATTTAGACAAAATTACATATGAAAATACTATACCATTCATTCCTCCAATTACAAGTGGTAAAGTTGTAAAAGTCTATGATGGAGATACTTTCACTTTAGCCGCCAAATTACCAAATACCGATGGTCCTGTTTATCGCTTTACTGTTAGATTGAATGGTATTGATACACCTGAAATTAAAGGAAAAACCGCTACTGAAAAAGAATTGGCGAAACGAGCCAGAGATGCTCTCAGTAGTTTAATTTTGAACAAAATTATTATATTAAAAAATGTTGAAACTGAAAAATATGGTCGCTTGCTAGCGGAGGTGTATGTTGATGATATTCACATAAATAATTATATGGTTGATAATAAATATGCAGTGAAATATGATGGTGGAACAAAAGAACGACCTGAAGAATGGAATTAGATAGTTGTTTCTTTATATTTTTTTCATAAATAAATATAAAAAATTGAATTAAAGATTATTGACTAAATATAGTATAAGTTCCGTATTACTCCCATTACCTAAATCTAGCGCTCGTAGACATGGAAAAACGTATTAATAAGAAAATCGAAACCTATGTGACTAGTTTCAAAGACCAAATTCGAAATAAAATAAATGAATTGGAAATATCCGATAAAAATAAAATGAATGAATTAATGGAATATGTATACGAATATCCTCGATTTACTCTTTGTAAAGAAGATTTATCAAAACGAAAACGTATCAAAAATTCAATCCCTTCATTAAATCGTTGTAGCGCTAAGCGAGCCAATGGTGAACAATGTACTCGTCGCAGAAAAGAGGGATGCGAATTTTGTGGAACTCATTCAAAAGGAACTCCAAATGGATTGATACAAGGGGAAAATGTAGATGATAATGGAGTTCCTTGTGGAAATTTCCATAAATTAGAAGTATTTGCGGAAGAAGTAAAAGGAATTGTCTATTATCTTGATAAATATAACAATGTGTATAATACGGAGGATATTTTAAGTGAAAAACAAAATCCTAGAATTATAGCCAAATATGTGAAAGATGATAATAAATATACTATTCCTGAATTAGGATTGGTTTAGAATTATTTAGTTGTTGTAGTATTTCAGGTTATTTATTTGTAATTTTACGTTCAATGGTTTCCTTCACCACTTCTTCTTGATTTTCAATTATATAATTATTCAAATGATTTGCTTTTGCTATATCACCATTATAAAAATTAGACAAAATATTCATTAATACTTTTTTTGTGATAGGTTTTTTAACATTCTTTTTAGTATAGCATATTTGACCGTCATTAATATCAAAACAGTCTATTTCATTCTGTTTCATTGTCTCCATTAATTTGACTGATAGCTTCTTTTTTTCATTTTTGCGAGCGGTCAATTCTTTACTAATCTTTCTGATATCATTATCCATTTTCACCCATTCTTTAATTGTCTTAATTAATTCTTCTTTTGTTTCCATTATATATTATAATACATATATTTTTATATTTATTATGAAAAGCAATTAAAATTTAGGATATTTTTGCTATAATTAAATATATTTACATTTATATAATAGAAATAATGAAGAAAATGAACTTTACAGTATATAATAAAAATGATAAAAATAGCGTATATTCTCAACCAAATATAAATACTGGTCAATTACTATCATTTAGACAAGTTTTACGAACTCATAATCCAAATCTGAATAATCAATCGAATCCTGAAGTGGTTGAAAAAAAAGAAGAAACACAACCAAAAAAAATGAAATGGGGAGAACCCACTTGGTTTTTATTTCATACTCTTGCTTATAAAGTGAAAGAAGCAGATTTCCCAAAAGTAAGAAGTGAATTATTGGGAAACATATATAATATATGTTCAAATTTACCTTGTCCTATCTGTGCCGAACACGCAGTTGAATATATGAAAAAAATTAATTTTAATACTATTCAAACGAGAAGACAATTGATAGATTTGTTATTTAATTTTCATAATGAAGTAAATAAAAAGAAGGGATTTCCATTATTTAAATATGAAGATTTGGACGACAAATATTCTAAAGCAGTTACTAAAAATATTATTTTTAACTTTATTATTCATTATCAAGACAAGCATAAAAGTATCCATATGATTTCTAATGATTTATATAGAGCTAGACAGGTCGTACTATTGAAAGAATGGTTCAATAAAAATTTTAAATATTTTAATCCTTAAAAGAATATATGAGTATGTTTATTCATATATTCGCAATGATTTACTTAACCTAAATTAGAAGATACTAATTTTCCATTTTTATACACATTACATTTGAATGTATTTTTCGCAGGTCTACTACATTCGGCATTTCCCGATACTTTATTGAAATATTGTAAATTGGTCATTTTTGTTTTATCAATGATAAAGGCCCATAACGCGCCCATTCCACCACCTATGATTAATGATACTAATAATGGTCCTATAGTGATACAGTTGTTTGTTATATTCCATATGATATCAAATACAATAATAAATGGGAAAAACACTAAGGTTGGGATATTTGATTTCACATATTGATACTTTAATATTAAATACAATAAATAGAAAAAGGTATATCCAAAGATTGCTTGTCCTAATGGTAAAGAGGTTAATGATGTATGACCTAATGTTATTAAATTGCTACATATAGGGGATTCTTCGCCATTCACCGATGGTTTTGGTAAAAAACTCATGATTGGATTTCCTACAGTTATTAAAATGAAAATTGTAATTAATAAACCGATTAAGTAGACTAATCCTTTGAAATCTTGGTTAAAGATGGATGATAACGAAAAAAAACAGACCAATATAAAAGGCGCTAATCTTAAAAATAAATATGTGATAGTAAATATATTTAATTCCATCTAAATTATAATATACAAAGATATTTTTGTATATTATATTTATTTATTTATTCGAATACATATTGAAATACTTCGTTGATATGACTTACTTCAACAAATACGATATCTTTCATATATGGTTTGTCTCCATATAGTTCGATTATTTCTTGAAAATCTTTACTGTTTGCCTTTGGATATAAAAAAGTTTTGATTCCTGCTCTAATTCCTCCTTGTATTTTATTATCTAAACCACCGATTGCGGTAACTTCTCCTTGTAAATTTATTTCTCCAGTAATCGCCACCGTGTTTTTTATTTTTTTTTCGTTGAATAAACTGTATATAGCAGTTGTTATTGCTGTTCCTGCGGATGGTCCATCTTTCGATACTGCTCCTTCTGGACAATGTATGTGTAATCCTTGGCACTTGGTTTCTTCGAAATATTTGATTAAATCTTTTTTCCGTTCGATGGGTGTAATATTCCATGCTAAACTTTTTGCTACATTCATACTTTCCTTCATTACATCCCCTTGTAATCCAGTTAAACGTAAATCTAAAAAGGTAGATGATGGAAAAAACATGGTTTGTATTGGTATAATTCCTCCTCTACCTAACATGTTAGCCCATAAACCATTTATAATTCCTATTTCGTTATTTGAATGAACTTTTTTCTCCTCGATTTTATGATATTTTTTCAAATATTTATCTATTTTATCTTCTGTTAATACGATTGGCGTAATAAAATTTTCAATGTCCTTACATTTTAGTATTTCAATATTAATTTCACCATATAAATCAAATAATATTTCTTTTAATTTACGAACACCTGGCTCTAATGTATAAGACATGATTATATATTCTATCAGGTTCTCATTGATGGATATAATATCTTGAAAACCCATTTTTTTATTTATTTCTGGTAAAATATATTTATTTACTATGACCAATTTTTCATCCAGCGATAAATTTTCAAAATGTATACGATGTATTCTATCTAACAATATTCGGTCAATTTGTTCGGGGTCATTGTAGGAAAATATAAATAATGCTTTGGATAAATCAATATTTATTCCTGTAAAATATTTGTCTTGGAAACTATCATTTTGTGTAGTATCTATTAAATGGGTTAAAATACCAATGATTTCTTTTCCATTTTCCGTTTTACTTACTTTATCCAATTCATCCACATAAATAATAGGGTTCATACATTTTGTTTCCATCAATATATCTACGATTCTTCCCCACGTTGAATTTACATACGTATATCCATGACCTTCTAATGTTGAACCATTACACGAACCTCCTAACGCAATGAATGCGAATGGTCGTGATACACCATTTTCATCTTTTAAACAATTTGCTAATCCCTTTTTCGCCAATGATGTTTTTCCAACACCAGGAGAACCTTCAAACCCAAAACAATAACCATTTTGTTCTCCATTCATCCATTGCCCTATTATCTTTAATATTTGATTTTTCGCATACGAATGTCCGTGAATGGAGTCATCTAATATGTCCGTAATTACATTCATATTATTCTCTATTTTTAATATGTTGGTTTTTAAATAATTCATATCTGAAACCGTTTTTGTTAATGATATAGGAGAACTTGTTTTGATTAAATCATATATTTCCATGATATGCGTATCATTTTCAGCGGTTTTTACATAATCCATTATATATTCGATTTTTTTTGATTTTGGTTCAGCGGAAGTAATGGCCTTTTTTGCTTTATTGGTATTTGTAATATAATGTAAAACGTTAGTTATTTGTTTTATAGGTAATGATGTTAATATTTTACTTATATCTTTGGATACATTTCCTACGATTGTTGTATTCATCTCTTTGATATATTTTAATATTTCAATACTTGTGTATTTATCTTTTTTTGGAATACTTACGGTAGACATCATATTTTCACCATTATTCAATAGTTTTAAAAATGTCTGATTTATCTCTTTCATTTTTCTCAAAATTGGTTCTTCTCTATAAAATCCAAAAGGTATTTTGATCAATCCCTCCAAATATTGCTTTGCCTTTGTTCCTAATTCATCGGATTTTCCTTTAATCTCTTTTAATTTTATCATCGCTTTTTCTTTTATCGATTCATCTACTTTCAATAGATATATTTGTTGCTCTAATGATATTTTATTTATATCATATTTTTGACTCATATCGTGAGTGTATTTTATGGTATATTTGATAACATCTTTGAAGTATGATTTTATTTTCCAAGGTAAACTTTCATATATCAATAATTGTTCTTTGGTATCTACATTATCTGCTGAATTTACGGAAATTAAATCGTATAGTAAATAACATATATATTGTATTTCATCTTCTTTATTGTATAGTAATAAATTCAATAACATATTTCGCTGTAATGTTATGTCGTATTCTAAAAAACGCTTGATTGTTATATCTAATTTATTGTTTTTCACGGCGTTTATTTCGGCCATGATTCCATATATTCTTTTATGAAGGTCTAAATCACCACATACCATTATTTCTTTAATTGTTAATGCGTTGATTATCCTTTCCATGATTTCTTTTTCATTTGTGTTTAATGAATTTGCGTGTAATTTTAAATTCTGTTTTCTTGTATCTATATAAGAATTATTTAAACATTCTAATTGAATGTCTTCTACGATTCCATTTACAATTAATGTCTTTTTTAATTGCTGATTTTGTATAATGACTCGTATACCATAAATTTTTTGATGAAATAATTTGACGGATGTCTCTATATCGAAACATTCAAACATATTTGCGTCTTCTATTTGTATGATATCATCCAGCAATTTATTACTACACAATGTTCCATTAAATGGTTTCAAATTTTTTTTTCCATCTTTCCAGTGAATAATTTTATAACCTATTGGGTAAACGTATTTACGAATCAATTCATATTTATCGTTGATTAAACCACATTCCGATTTTATTTGAGAGTATTGAGAACCGAAACTAATAAATAATAAATCATCAATATTTAATGTTCCAAACCCGCATATAATCATAGATAATTTATCAATGATTTTTTGTAAATTGTCGATGATTTTATCACTTTCTATGGGCGTTTGTTTTAATTTATTTGTAATTTCATTGGTTTTTTCATATAAATCATTCAACACATTTATAGAAAGCGTTATATCATTATTGCTAAATATTTCGTATAATTTATGTCGTTTGATCGAAATCATTGTTTTACGAATGATTTCTTGTATATACACCGTTTTCTCCGTTATGAATTCTATGATGTTTTTCACATCACGCTCATCTATTACATTTTTTAGTTTTATAGAGTTTTTATTCGCTTCTTTTTTTTTAGAATTCATTATACATTATATTATTATAAATATAATCTATAAAAATTTTATTGTAGAATATATAGGTAGATTTTTTTATTTGCGAATATTCTATATTGAAAATGATATAAAAATAAAAGTATCTATATATCAAATGGGAATACCAAGCTACTTTTCGTATATTATTAAAAATTATCCTAATATTATACGAAATCTACAATACTTTAAAACCAATGAAGGGTTTGAACACTTATTTATGGATTGTAATTCGATTATTTATGATGCGGTAAATACGATGAATAGTAGCGATGATTATAAAAATTTACCTACCGCGGATTTTGAAAACAAGCTGATTGATAATGTTATACAGGGCGTTGAAAAATATATTTTATTAGTACAACCAACCAAAACCGCCTTTATTGCGTTTGATGGAGTAGCCCCATTTGCGAAGATGGAACAACAACGAACCCGCCGATATAAATCACAATATATGAGTAAAATCAATGGCGATGATACCAAACATAAGTGGAGCACTTCGGCGATTACACCTGGAACAGCGTTTATGAATTTATTATCGAAACGTATTGATTCCGCATTTTTATACTCGGAAAATAAATATAAAGTCAAAAAAATGATTGTATCTTGCTCTACAGAAAATGGTGAGGGGGAACATAAATTAATGGATTTTTTAAGATTGGGTAGTTGTGCGAATGAAAAAGTAGCCTTATATGGGTTGGATGCCGACCTAATTATGCTTTCTATATTTCATTTACGCTATTGTAAAAATATTTGGGTTTTTCGTGAAGCACCTGAATTTATTAAAAGTTCTATACCTGTAGCTATACAAGGAGGTATTATGGATTTGTATTTTTTAGATATAGATTGCTTAGCCAACCGTATTGTTCATGAAATGAATTGTGTATCTATCGATAAACATCGTGTATATGATTATGTATTTTTATGCTTTTTACTGGGAAATGATTTCTTACCGCATTTTCCAGCGATGAATATACGTACCCACGGTATTCAAGCATTAATGGATATATATAGATTATATATTGGGAATCATATAGACCGTTTTTTAATTTCTAAAAATTATACAATTCAATGGAAACATCTTCATACATTTATTTCATATATAGCCAAAAAAGAACATGAATATTTAACCAATGAATATTTTGTGCGCGATAAATTTGATAAACGTACTTGGTTAGATACTACACTGGAAGAACGTAATGAAATTATTTTGAATATTCCTGTTATATATCGTTCCGAAGAAAAATATATTTGCCCTAGTGAACCTGGATGGGAAGGACGGTATTATAAATGTTTATTTGAACAAGAAAAAAATACGGCTTTTATTAAACAATTATGTAATAACTATTTGGAAGGTTTAGAATGGGTTTTCAAATATTATTCTTCTGGTTGTCCTAATTGGAGATGGAAATATAATTATCATTATCCACCATTATTTAATGATTTGGTTCATTATATTCCTCATTTTGAAACTGATTTCATTAAACCAAATAAAAACGCATTTTCTTCTGATTTACAATTATCATATGTATTACCTATTGGTCAATCATACTTATTACCAAAAAAAATTTATGAATTTTTAAAAACGAATTATTCTGATTATTATCCTGAAGATTATCATTTCAAATGGGCATTCTGTCGTTATTTCTGGGAATCACACCCAATATTACCTGAAATACCATTTGAACTACTAGAACAATGGGATATTCAATTCCAATTGAATAGAACAAAATAGGGATTGTAAACAATATAAATATATAATTCTACAAATAATATATGATGAATATTTTATATGTTCGTTCAACTACCCATCACAAGAATCATAATTTTATTGTAAATTGTAAAAAAATAAAATTTCATATAATTAATTCAACAAATGATTTGGATAATTATGATTTATCTCTATTTGACGCAGTTTTATCTCCATGTGTACCTATAGATATTTCAAAATATCCTACTGTAAAATTTATATTTGGTCCACATTTTAGCGTATTACCAGATGCTAATTTAAATATAATAAGAGGTAAGAACTGTGTATATAATAATCTGAGTGATTGGGTTATTAAATTATGGTCGCCATATCCTTTATGTAATGATATAAAATTAATCGCTTTACCATTTGGAGTTGATACTGATTTATTTACCGATATTAAACCTATAGATGAACGTACAAACATATTTGTTTATTACAAACAACGACATCCTGATGAAATAAATATGTTAAATAATTTTTTAAAAAATAAAGATATTAATTTTACTTTTATTAATTATTCAATTAGATATAATGAAAAGGATTATATTAATTGTTTACATAATTCTAAATTTGGTATATGGTTAGGTAGACATGAAAGTCAGGGTTTTGCTTTAGAGGAAGCATTATCTTGTAATATTCCTTTATTGGTATGGGATGTTAAATCATTGAACCAAGAGTACGGTTATTCGTACCCCGATGTTCCTGCTACTGCTATTCCTTATTGGGATGAACGGTGTGGAGAATTTTTTCATGAATTTGAAGATTTGGAAAAAACATTCAATTTATTTTTATCAAAATTAAATACTTATAAACCGCGAGAATATATTTTAGAAAATTTATCGGTAGATGTATGTGAAAATAGATTTATAGAAACAATACATAATATTGATATATAAAAATTGAACTTACTATAATTGTTTATTAACATCAACAATTATAATGGAAATTATTGAAACAATTAAAAGTGTTGCGTCCTCATTTGTAAATTTGTTTGGAATATATTTGGTGTGGATAGTCATTCATTATGGTGCTAGTCATTTGTATATAAAATTATGTGTTCCTGATAATGTGAATGGTTTTATATTATCACCATTCATCGCGCCTGCTCCTCATTGTCAAGCATTACGTTGGTCTATTTATAATGGTGGAAATAGTATTTCTGCTATGTGGATTATATTGGGCGCGTGGTCATTATCTCATTTACAACCTATTCGCATTTTTCGAAATAACCCTTCTAATAAAATTAAATAATTTGTTTTCTTTGAATTTTCTTTTTTAATTCTAACATATTTTTTAAATAATTTTCTTGAATTTTCATATATTTTTGTTGGTCTTTTGCGGTTGGATTTGTATAATTTCTATATAATTCTGCTACGATATTTTCAGGATGTAATGTTTCTACGATTAAATTATTTGTAATCATTTTTTCGTGCTCTTCCATTAATACATTATACAATATTTCACCATTGTATTTTATTTTATAAATACCATCTAACTTTGTTAAATATTTTGCTTCCACCATTTTACCTTTATATAATAGTTTATGTTCGGAACTTATAAATGTTCTCTTTGATGGTATATTTTTTTCAATAGCATCTTTTTCAATACATACAATATATTTTTTATTACTGATTGTTTTTGTTATAGCTACTATTTTTTTATTGCGAATCGTATGAATCGATGGATTTATTTTATCAATATCAATAATACCTTGATTTGTTACGATAGGGGTTTTGGCTGGAAAACAAATATTATTGATCACTATACTAGAGGAAGCGGTTGTTGTAAATGTTTCTGTGCTAGATGCTATAGAAGTTACTCCTGACTTTGTAGTTGTTATAGACATATTATACGTTGTATTTGCGGTTAAACCTTGAAGTCTTATATTATTGGATGGATAACTTGTTGTTCCATATGTAACTCCTCCTGATTTTGCGGTATAGGTTGTTCCTGTGGTTGCCCCTTCTGGAGGAGTGAATGGTATAGCTGCTGTTGTAGCACTTATCGTATTCGCTTGACCGATGGTTGGTGGGTCTAATGTAGTAGTAAACGATACTGATTGCGATGGTGATGATGTTCCTGCTGCGTTTGTAGCTGTTATATGAAATGTATATGAGGTGCTTCTGTATAATCCATATAATGATATTGTTGTATCTGGATAACTTGCTGTTCCGTATGTTGTTCCATTTGATATTGCGCTATATGTTGTTTCATTATCCGCTCGTGCTGGTTGTGAAAATGATAATGTTCCGTATGTTGTTCCAATTGAACTTGATGATACTGAACCTGGCGCATTTAATATAGTTGCGGTTGCTGTTGTGAAACTAACTGAACCTGATTCTTGAGAAGTACCTCCCGCGTTTATTGCTACTATTTTAAATGTATATCCTCTATTTGATGTTAATCCTGATAGATTGATTGTTGTTGCTGGATGAGATACGGTTCCATAAGAGATTCCTCCGGATACTGCTGAATATGTAGTTGAACCTACTGATGCACGTGATGGCGCGGTAAATGATATATTTGCGAAAGTGGTTAATATAGAACTTGCTGAACCTATTGTTGGGGCATTTAATAGTGTCGTAAATGATACAGGATTCGATGAGGTTGATGTACCCGCGGTAGATGTAGCAGTCATAGATACAGAATATTGAGTATTTGTAGTTAATCCAGTTATTGTTATTGAAGTTGCTGGATAACTAGCGGTGTATGTGGAATTTCCAATCGTTGCTGTATATGTTGTACCATTTGCCGCACCCGAAGGAGTTGAAAATGATACAATAGCGGTCGTAGAAGTAACTGTAACAGAACCGCTTATTGAAGGTGGATTTAATACTCCTGGCGGTGTGTTAGAACCACTCGTCCATCTTGGAATATTATTATTGTTACCATTTAATCCTGAATTATCTGAAAAATATAAACGGTCTATTACATTTGATACATTCCAATTACTATTCACATTACCTATACTTGTTAAATTTGAACATGATTTAAACATATAAGACATAATAGTTACATTCGAAACATTCCATGATGATATATCACCTATACTTGTTAATGAACTACATCCACTAAACATGGAATCCATTGAATACGCGCTGGATACATTCCAACCGGTTATTCCACTAATGGTTGTTATAGATGAACAATTATAAAACATACCTGAAAAACTCATCACTTGTAAAACATTCCAAGATGATATATTCAGATTATTTAACGAAGTACAACGAGAAAACATATCGCTCATACTATGCACATTATGAACATCCCATGATGATAAATTAATAGTAGTTAATGACGTACACCCTTCAAACATAGAAGACATATCTGTTACATTTGTTACATTCCAAGGTGTTAAATTAACACTCGTTAATGATGTACATCCTTTAAATGTGGAACTCATATTTACTACATTTCCTACATTCCAACCAGATAAATCCGTAATATTGGTTAATGAAGAACAATTCTCAAATATACTACTCATCGTAGTATTCGTTAATATGGTAGGTTTATCACTCGATACAACGTTTGTTAATTTACGTAAGCCATAGAATTGATTTCCAGCGCGTGATAATGGAATATTTGCGTAAGCATTTATGCGGATATTTGATATTCTATTATAGCTATTATCATTATAATAATAATTCAATGAATTATCGCTAAAGTTCAATCCGTCTGATGTTGTACCATTATCTGTAAATGTGTAATTTACAGTTACGGTTACTGTATCATTTAATATATTACACGATGAACTATCAATTACCATACAACCGTCTGTTGTTTTAAATGGTAAATTTTTAATTGAATCATTTGAATAACTTGTATTTGAACAATCAAACGCAAATATAAATGTCCCCGAAATAGGCATTTTAATAATATATCATTGTTTTATTTCGTTTACAATTTTTATAAATCATATTTTATTTTTCATTTTCAAACGCAGTAAAAAAATATACACATTTCTGCGGATATCTTTTATTTTTTTTATATTTTATTCGAATATACAAGGATTTTCAGATAACCATCGCCAATCTAATTTATCAAATTGTTTTTCTATATTTTCTTCCAAATAGAATGCGGCGTTTGGATTTTTACATAACCATCGCCAATCTATTTTTTCACGATATTGTTCTAATATTTCTATTGCGTTTGGGTTAGCGGATAAATAACACCAATCTATTTCTATCGTGTTATCTTTTAACAAATGTATTGCGTTTGGATTTTTACATAATTGTAGCCAATCTATTTTATCCTGGTTTCCTTCTAGTAATTTGATGGCTTTTGGATTGGTAGATAACCAACTCCAATCTATATTCTTTTTATGACGTTTTAATAATTTTATGGCGGTTGAACTTGGGTTGGTTGATAACCATAACCAATCTATCATATCTTTATTCTCTTTTAATAGAGGCAATGCGTTTGGATTCGCGGATAACCAACTCCAATTGATTCCATCTTCATCACATTCGTTTAATGAATATTGCGAAACGAAATCATAATCATCTTCGTTGGGTTCATAGGGTAATTCTTGAAACCACCAACATACGTTATCAGGGTTTTCTGTTAGAAATTCCACCGCACTTGGGTTTTGTGATAAATTTTCCCAACTTAATATGGAATACTCACAAATTCTTCTTCTGCGTTTATATTTCGCCATATTTTCTTCGTGTTTTTTATATATTAATTCTATTGCTTTTGGGTGCGGATTTAAACATATTTTTTTCCAATTAATATTGTTGGTATTCCATAACATATCGATTGCGTTTGGATTTGCTGATAAATTTGACCAATCAATCATATGTTCATTTCCTTTTAAATAGGATATTAATTTTGGATTAGGGTTTCTAGCCAAATATTCCAATTCAAGATATTCTTCGTATGGTTTTATCCAAGATGCTAAAGACATTTTTCAGAGAGCGCTTGTAAAAGTGTGGGTTTGGTTATAAGATGTTGTTGTGGATTATTGTTTATTTATTCATTAAAAAATAATTCAATTTTGTATCTACTCCAATATTTTTTTGACGTCTTTACCATACAATGTATAATTTTTCATCAATTCGTCGACTAATACGTTCATTTTTTCTTTGTTTTCTAATAAAATCATTTTCGCATCATTATACGCATTGTTCACTAAGTCCAACGATTCTTTATCTAGTATTTCTTTGGTTTTTTCAGAATATTTATCACCTCCGCCTAATGACCTTCCCAAAAAGGGCGTTCGACCATTATCGACATTTTCATTATAAAATGCTTCTAAACGTTTTCCCATACCATAATTTCCAATCATTTGTTGAGCTAATGAGTTTGTTTGTTTCAAATCTTGAACCGCTCCTACTGATACAAAATCTTCACCGTAAAATATATTTTCCGCAGCTTTTCCACCCATTCCGATTAATAACCGTTTTTTTAATAAATCTTTGGTATATAACCCACTGTCTGTTATATTTTCATACTCATTGAATAAGGTATATCCACCCGCACCATTATATGTACTCTGCATAGTAACCTTTTTTAAATCAAAATACTCACTAAACATGGCGACTAATATTGCGTGGCCTATTTCATGTATCGCAACTCTTCTTTTCGATTCCTCACTGCGATTGTCTATCTTTTTTGATAAACCTACCACTAATTTGTCTACCGCATTCAATAAATCGAGTTCTTGAATTACCTTTTCACCTCGTCTTGAAGCAAATATAGCTGCTTCGTTCAATAGATTTTTTATTTGAGCTCCTGAAAACCCATTGGTTAATTCAGATACCAATTCAAAATTAATGGATGGACTTAAGAATTTATTTTTGGAATGAACTTTGAATATTTCTTTTCTGGATTCACGGTCAGGCAATGGAACTGTTATTATTCTATCAAATCTGCCTGGACGTAATAATGCGGAATCTAATACATCTTTTCTATTGGTTGCAGCGATAATTAATATTCCTTCATTATCAGCGAAACCATCCATTTCTGCTAACAATTGATTTAATGTTTGTTCTCTTTCATCATTCGCCATATTTATTCCTGCGCCTCTTTGTCTTCCGACCGCATCAATTTCGTCTATAAATAAAATACATGGTTTATTATCTCTCGCTCGCTTGAATAAAGCACGTATTTTTGATGCGCCCATTCCTACAAATAATTCTACAAATTCACTCGCAGCAATAGATATGAAATTCGCATCGGCTTCACTCGCGATTGCTTTTGCTAATAATGTTTTGCCTGTCCCCGGTGGACCTTCTAATAATATACCTCTTGGAATTTCTGCTCCAGCGGATTTATATACAGTGCTATTTTTTAAATAGGATACGACTTCGGTACATTCTTCGAATATTTCGGGACTTCCTGCGAAACTATTTAATGAAATATTTGCTTTCACCATATTTATTTTATCTGCGTCAATCGCTTTGTTTTTTTGAAAACCAGGCATTCCTGGTAAACCTCCATTTGAATTCATACCATTCCCATTACTTCGAAATAATGAAATGATGAAGGACAAAAAAAGAAAGGGGAACACATAGGTATCTAGAAAACCAAAGATACTGTTTAAGAATAATTCAGCCTGACCGATTTGCGGTTCTTCTAGAAAATAGGTTTCTATATTGTTTCGATTACTTTCATCGACGATTGTTTTTGCTACGACTGGATTTATTTTTGTTAATGAATAATCGGTTATTGCGTCTCCTTGACTATCTTTTGATTCTGATATTATAGCATCTAATTTATTCGTTATAAATATTTGTTTAATATCGTGATTTTTGATTTTACTGATTAATGAATTATAAGTATTTTCGGATAATATATTTCTGTATTTTAATGCTTGCTGCGCTGTTATTGTATAATCACTATTTACCATTTTCAAGTTGAAACCACTGGTCAATGGTATCAATGATAATATAAAAAATAATATTTTCATATTTTTAAATTATAAATTAAATTACTTTTATATTGTTTATATGAGAACAGTAAAAAAGGCTTTCGCCCTTTTTATTTTTTATTTTTATTGTTATTTTTTATTCTGATGCGACTTCGTTCAAAAGTTGTTGAATAATATCATCAGGGTTAGAAGGGTTAGATAAAGGTTTTCTGGATTTCTTGGCGGGTTTATGGATGTTATCCTCGGCTTGAACAATAGCTTTAGGCAATCTGGATTTCTTG